TACATCGTATAATTCTTCTCTAATGAAATCTACCGTACCTTTTTTAGCTTTGCCCGGTGTCCTGAATAATCTCTTATAATGAATTGTTTGTGGTTCTTTACCTTTTCGGACAGGTGGATAAGTAACATCTACACCTTCAGTATAAACTTTGTCTCTTGCTTCAGCACGATTATATCTTACATATTTGTCCTGATTGGCTTCAGCCTTTACTAACAATTCATTAAAGTATTGTATCTTCTGTTCTTTTTCTTCTTCGGTTAACTTTTCATTTTTTTCAGTTTCTTTAATGCATTTTTTTATGTGCGCTTTTTCTTGTTCATAACTTCTTGTACCATATTTAAAATCAAGAACAATGACATCTCTGGTTGAAGTATCTTTATATGCTTCTAACCCATGCTTTTTCATATAATCTAAAAATAAACTATTACAAAGCATGGCATCAGTCATATCCATATACTCACGAACACCAGCATTTTTTTCTAAAAGGCTTCCGACTACGATGTTTTTGATTTTCAAGCCATATTCACTCATTCATCTTTAGCCCCCTTTTAATTATAATCTTATCAATCTTTCAATTTCATTCCTCAGAATTCTAAGAAATTCAAATATTTCATCAATTGTTACATTTCTATTCAATGATATGCGAATAGTATTATTTATTTCTTTTTTGGTCAGCCCAATTTCTTTTAATACTTTACTAGGCTTTTTTATTCCTGCATGACAAGCACTTCCTGCGGATACTTGAACCCCACCAAAATAATCTAAATTAGTAATCAATTGTTCATTATCAACCCCGTTTATAGTGACATTTATAATATTCGGCAAACCATCAACGGGACTATTAATTCTAACATTATAATCTTTTTGCAAACACTCTCGTAAATACTTACTACAATATTCGACATTGTGAATATCATAATCAAATTTGTGATAAATTCGATCAATAATTTCCCCCATCATAATTATAGAAGGAGCGTCTTCAGTACCAGACCGTAAACCCTTTTCCTGACCACCACCATGCAAAAGAGGTTTAATATCGATTCCTTCTCTTACATATAAGAAACCAATACCATGCGGAGCACCAAACTTATGACCAGATACAGACATCATATCAATACCCATTTGTTGTACATCAATGTCCATATGAGAAAAAGCCTGAACTGCATCAACATGAAGAATACCATTATATTTATGAACAATTTTACTAATTGTTTCAATGTCATTAATTGATCCAAGCTCGTTATTAGCCATCATAATTGACGTAAAAATCGGATAAACATCTTTTTTTATATAGTCTATTCTTTCTTCAAATTTTTCAAGATCTACACAGCCATCATCTTTTACAGGAATTATATTATAATTGAAAACAATCCCCATTTCATATAGCCAATCAATAGGATTTAATACCGAAGGATGCTCTACACTTGAAGTAAATACAATGGGAGTGGCACGATATTGATAATCATAAAAACCATCTTTGTCATATTTCGTTAGAAAATGTGTATACTTTTCACAACAAAATCCTTTGATAGCAAGATTATTAGCTTCTGTACCACCAGATGTAAAAATAATCTTATCACTCTCTCGACCATTAATATATTTTAAAATCCTTTTACGCACATTTTCAATAGCTTGCCGTGTCTCCATTGAACGCTGAGAAATAGAAGAGGGATTCCACCAATATTGTTTACATAACTCGGCGTATCTATCTATCATTTCCTGTTCGGGTTCCATTGTAGCTGCATTATCAAAATAGCCTAACATTTATTCACCATGCCTTTCTGCATACCGTTTCCTAATTTTTTGAACTGTTGGTGTCAAATCTACAACAAATTCTTCCCAATTATCCTTATTAGGAGACCATTGCCTATACCTACGTGTAAGTGGAAGAGTATGAGGAAACTGTCCTTTGCTAATCTGTTCCCAATAGCCGTTAGGGTTTTTAATACTCATTTTCTTTATGCAATTTTTACATATCGGTGTAATCCATCCATCAGTAGATGGAACATCAAGCTCACCACAATATTCACAAATATATTCACTTAAAGTAGAGTAATTTTCTATTATTTCATGAACTTTACAACCAGACGGAACACCATTATCATACCAACGAAGCCCACCAAATTTTTCTTTAATCTGCGCAATACTATATTCATCTACAAAATTATACTTCTCAAGTTCTTCCTGAATCTCTTCACAAAGTAATTCACCAAACGCTTCACGCCAACCATTCGGCATTGCATCTAGTTCAGTCCACATATAATCATAATCTTTGACTTTTTCTCCAGACCATATATAGCGTGGATAGAGCCAAGGATATTTTTCGATTAATCTTTTATTATAGCCAATATCACTCATTTTTTCTCCTTTTTTTCTAACTCTAATATCCAAGCACTAAACATTGCATCCCCCACACTATCACGCCATCCAATTCTATGAAAACCCAATAATCCAGCATAATAATATAGCGCAACCTGCTCACCTTTGCGCCTTATCTGATATTTGCCGGACATAATACAAAAATCATATCCCTCATATTTAACTTCAGTCCATGTCATCTTTAACCTCCAAAGTGCATAAAATTTGATTTGGATCATATACAGATTTAAAATGCATATCTATATCTATATTACGATTTACACTGATCCTTCCTACTTCGTCTCCATATCTTCCAATAACATCATAGGATTCTTCATTAAAAATAATTTGAACATCAGGTTCTACAATAACTTTAGAGGTAAATATCATGTCACCCATTTTAAGTTTTAAATAAAAGGGGCGCCCTTCATTTATATCTATAGCACTCATATCAAAATATGAGGTGCCGCAATATGGACATGTATTTAATTCTACATTATAAGGTGCTCCGCAATTAGGACAATTCCGTTGTCTCATTCTCGACCTCTTTCCGAATCACCTGAAACATTTCATCAATTGTTAATTCACCAATAGGATAATGAATTTCAGACAAACTGCTTCTGGCAAATGTTCCATTAACCAAATCAATATAAAAAGTTACCGTACCATCATCACCTGCATAAAAAACTTCCCATTCTTCATCAGATAGTTTATCTCCCATATGAAGCTGTTTAAGAGCAAGATTATCAAATGATACAACTTCAAAATGATCTGCATATTCCATGATATTCTGCTCAAGAAAATAAATCTTTGCTTCAATATCCGACATATGATTTTTGTAAAACTCAGTTCCCCGACCTTTATGTTTATATCCTAAGATAAGAAGTTTTAAACCTTTATCCATCATATATTTAATATCAGCTTGTTTAACCACACCTGCAATTACATGGACTACAGCATTTGGAAATTCTTTAACAGCATCGAGAAAACCATCTTCGGTAGGATCAATTAAAGATATACCAATTCCTTTTATTAAATTCATTGTAGTAAGAAATTTAACAAACTGCCTACCATAACTACTCATAAAATGTTTCTGATTAATTGTTACATTAACAAATACATTCTGGGCTTTCATCGTATACAAAAATTCCATTAAACTAGGTGGAGTAGGAAATTGTAGATTAATTGCCACTTCTGTATAAGGATGCATTGTATGCAGAAATTTCCAACTTGTTAAATCACCATGCTTACCAGTAGGAGAGCATCCCGCATAACAAAATTCGCACCCATTATCACAACACTGAGAAATTTGAATATCACAAGACTCTGCAAATTGAAAACGAAACTCATCATCATCCGTAGCATGAATTTTAGTCCCATCATCGTAAATAACGGTTGTAGTATTTCCGTTCTGATATGTTGCAAGTTCTTTCATTTTATCTCCTTAATAATCTTCATTAGCATAACTTATACCAACCACTTGATCTCCATGTTCTGTCGTAAACATTTCAACTTCATAATCTCCATATTCATTAAAATAGCTATCTCTATAACGCCATTTACTCTGATTAGTATCTATTTCTTCTATAGAAACCCATTTTTCCTCTTCTACATCCCACTTATAATTATCATCTTCGCACATTTTCATCAATGCGTCATATTCATCTTTTGACATAATTATTAACGAGTGCGAGAGGGACGAATTAGTTTCCCAAACACCATATCTTATATTCTTTTTCATTTTTAATCCCTCTTATAATTCTTAACTACTTCCCAATTAGCTTCGGCAAGAAACTTATTAATCCTATCATAATCAGGATTTGCGGGAAGACTTGTGTGTTCTTTCCAATATTCTAATTTACTCTCCAAATCATCTACAATATCATAAAACTCTGGAAGCGGATGATCTTTATCATCAAGATATTTACCGTTTCTAATATCCATAAGAAGGTCGTGCTCCTTCGCACGATATGTGATAATCTCACCCTTTTCAAGAATATCGAAACACATCAAATAAAGTCGTACCAGATGCATCATATGCTTTCCAAGTTTACCACGTTCAATCGCTTTACGATTTCGTGCACCAATTTTTGCATATTCTTTAACAATTGCAATCATTTCTGACCACATAGATTTATAATCCCGAAGTGGATAATGCTTCAAGTTAATATCCATAAAGATTTCAGTGTCATATTCAGGATTCACAGCTTTATCAATATACAGTCTAATCGCATCTTCAGGACAGTCAAAAAACTTTGCAGGAAAAGTATATTTAGCATTTTCAATACTACGTAGAATAAACTCTTCACGCTTAGTCTGTTCCATAGTTCTAGCGGCACGATTCTCTAAACGTCTAAGCTGAGAGTTAGCGTAACCACCAAATGAATGAATAGCACGCTTAGAAAGAAACATACCCCTGTTATCAATCAAAGCCTGACCAATATCTGTTACATAAAAGTACTGCCAAGGTTCAAGCCCAAGAATCTCAATCGTATTAGGATTACAGTTGGAGAGAAGATTAACGATTTTCTCAAGAGAATAAATAGTAGTATCTGTTTCTTCATTTACAACCTGCTCAAACCCCTTACGAGTAAGAATGTCTTCTGCATTATGAGTAGCCACACCACGAATATCAACATCACTATCTTCATTATTAGTGCCGTAAGCATAACTACCACCAAGTCCCAAAAGAATAATATTTCCTACAAGTGGCTCTTTACCAAGAAAACTATAACGTTTATCAAAAGCCAACATATTACCAATATCGTCTCTAGTTTTAATCATTTAATCACACCCCGTTTGTAACCCAACATATCTATTAAAAATAAATTCTACACATTCTTTTGGATACCAAATATTTACAATACACTTATCTCCAGTATATCCATCTGTTAACTGTTGATGATCAAAAAAATCATAAGGTTCATGCCATCTATAACCATCTATTTTAATACCCAAACATTTTACGCCGTTATGTTCAGTAACGTATTTACCAAACTCATCACTAAACTCATGAAAAAGATATTCCTCTTCAAGATTACATTTATTACAATCATGATAACCGTAATAATAAACATACAGCCATGTAAGCACATATTTTAATTTTGTTGTCTGGTCGAAAAATTGCTCTTCATCTTTCCCAAAATACTTATTAAGCCTTACGTGCACATAGCCATCTTCTTGAATTTTTAAGCGACATTTTTCTAATCCTTTTGTTGAAAAACAAAATGCATGCACTGAAGATGAATTGGTTTCCCAAACTTTATTCCGAATCTGTTTTTTCATAATTAACCTCTTTTATTATAAGACGAAAAAGAAGAGTAAATAACATGAATTGCATCTTTATCTATCAAACCAGAATCTATCATAGTACCAAAAATACAATATTCATCACCATCTGTGACAACTATAATATCCTTACGAATCAAATACTCTTCAAGAGTAAGCCCATACTTTTTGAGAAATCCCTGAAACAAACCTGCCGACTGATGATCAATCCCACCAAAATCAGGAACGTCTAACCAAACAACTTCCTGTTTACGACCAGACTTGCAAGTTTCCCTGTATATACCATGTTCACGACTCTCGCTATATACTAAATCATCATAAGGGACTTCCTCATAAGTTTCATAATCCTGATTCTCATCATCCGTAATAGTGTCAGAATATACATTAAAACACCTGTTGTCCATAGGCATTTCTACTTCATCTACGCCAACCAATTTTTTTAGGAGCGGTTCACACACCTTTTCAAATGTATCCCCGGCTTCGATATAACTCTTTAATTTATAACAATTCCCACACATAGAAGCCATAGCATAATTTAACTTATCCCTAAAAGAAGTAAGCACATCAAAACTTCGACCATACTCATTATCATAAGAATCTAATTTAAGTACGTTACCTCGATCTTTATGCCACTCTTCGTCAAGATAAAATTCATCTCGAATTTCCTGCTGAGTCATTGTCTGGTGCTTCTTCATAATAAGCAATGAATGCGCTGATGAGGAGTTCGTTTCAAACATCCCTGTTCTAACCTGAATTTTCATAATTATAATCTCCTATATTTAATTATATATTCTTTATTCATCCACCTAATCATTATTACATCTCTACAGGGATAAAAACGTGGTTTGATATACCACAATAGCCTGTCAAGTTTTTTAAATATATCTTTCATATTATCACCTCACAACTATATATAGTATATCAAACCATATTAAAATGTCAACATTTAATTTTCGTTTACCGTATCACTCTTTTTCTTACCAGACCTTTTCTGCTTGATCTCTTCCTGTCGAGCAGCTTCTTCAATAGCACGCAAATCACGGTCTAGCCGTCCAAAAATACGAGCATACCTTTTATATTCGTTAGATTCTTTGTGAACTTTCTCTTCACGTCTAATACGCTCAAGTCCCCACTGATAACTTCCTTTTTCATAAGGGTTTTTCTGATAAGAATAAGTCTTACCTTCTTCTCTGCGTTTTGCAAATTGTGCAACACGTTTTTCATGACGCTTCTGTTTAATGGCTTTATTCACTTCACGCTGACCACGAGACTTATAATTCTTACACCATTCATTATGTTTCTTATTAGGTTTACTCATTATTATCACCTCTCATATCAACAATTGGAGTAGAACCACCCTGAATCTGAGGAACAGTACCGTTCCACTTTTCAATTTTTTTACTCTCGATAAGTTCTGGAGTAAGTGATCCCGCAACTTTTTTATTAGCTTCAGCTTCAGCTTCAGCCGCAATTCGTTTGGCTTCTGCGTCACCTTCAGCTTTAATCTTAGCTTTCTCAGCATTAATTACAGCGGTTTCCTTATCCTTTTCAGCCTGAATAAGAGCAACTTCTTTTTCTTTTTCAGCTTCAACAGATGCGGTCTGCTTATTAATCTTAGCAACTTCAAGTTCCTGCTGAGCCTGAATCTTTTTCTGAATTGCTTTATCGGTCTCTTCATCTACATTTACATCAATAAGAGATGCACTCTCAATAATAATTCCATAAGGCTCAAATTTCTGCTGAAGATATTCAGTAAGAGCAATATTAACAGCACCACGCTGTTCACCAATAATTTCTGTCAGATAATATCTGGGCGTAACCTCTTTTGTCCACGACATTACATTCGGTCTAATAAATGTACGAAGAACATCTTTACCTGAACGTCCTTTAAATCTTGTGAAAATTTCTGCTACACGACTTTCATCAAATCTATAAGTAAATGTTTCATCAACTCGCATTCCCTTACCATCCTTAGAAGGTGCTTCAAAGCTATCGTCTTTTTCTGAATCACCATCATCACCTGCTGTAAGATAAGACTGCTCAATACCGATTGAATAAAGTGTTACCCTCTTTGTAGGAGATACCAAATGCCATCCCTGAGTAAGGGTCTTATCATCAATTCCCCCATTCATTCTATAAACAACTCCAACATACCCCGCAGGAACACGTTCTGCACACATGAAGCCACAAATCACAAGAATCACCAAAATAACTCCAACAAAAATACCACCAACTTTTCCTCTCATTCTTTTTACTCCTTTTTATTCCAACTATTTTTAATATCATTCCACATATCTAAAAGCACATCTCCAATGATTGGGAAGAAAATATTTAACGCTCCCCAAAGAAAGATAGCAAATAGAATCACTAAAAATATAAATACTGGATTCATTCTAAATTCCCTTTATTCAACTCGTTCCAATCTTCCAATAATTCACCATTCAAATCACATATATAAAAGAATCGACTCCAACTACCAAAATCTACAATCCACATTGGAGCACCATTCTGATCTTTATCACAAAGCCAACGCCAATATTTATTATTTTCATATCCTTTTTCATCAGCATATTTAATACATAATGTTGACATTTCTTTCCACGTATCAGCTTCACCGTAAAACTCTAATGTCTGGTCTCTTGTATTGTATGCGTTTCTTCCTATATATAATTTCATCTTATTTAATCCTCAACCCTCTTGTCTGTACCAAATGAGCCACACCATCAAGTTCAACACCTGCTTTAAGATCTTCTTTCAACAACTTCTTATCAACAGTCGGATCAGCGGGTTTTAAATACTTTTTAGGAATTTTATCAATATCAACTTCAACCACCACACTCACAGGATTATTCTGCACATTGAAAGAGAAAAGTTCTGTTTTAAACTTTGTCTTGCCAGTTAATTCCATAGCACCCTGAAGCGACTTTTTCATGCGCTCAATCTTATTCTCAATAAACTTCTTCTTCTCTGTGAACCGCTTTGCTTCAGCACCACAAGCTTCAGCATCATGCTCAAGCTGTCGAATTACCTTTGCATAACCATCAGCTTTAATCTCAATTTCACCCTCAATCCCCTCAAGGGTATCCATAAATACATCTTCCTCAATATCAGGATCTTCTGCCATTTCCATAAGTGCCAGCCAATCCGCTGTTAGTTCATATAATGTAGACATTTAATTATCACCCTCTTTCAATGTTGCTTGTTTTGCGATTTCTTTTACTTTTGGATTAATATATAAATAAATCTCTTTTTCCAATGCTGAAACTCTCTCACGTAAATTATGAAATTCAAGAACATAAATTAGAACTATAATACTAACCACAATTTTAAAAACAATCATTATTTTCTCCTTAATAATTAACCTTAATTTGGCAAGATTCCATAACCATTAATGCTGCTTTGTGCGCCTCTGGAGTGGTTCCCGCACAACAGGGAGCATCTACTATAATTTCTGCTTCGGGGAAAAGTGTTTGTATATCAAGAGCATTAACAATCACACACATATTTGTAACCAAACCTATAATTTTAATTACAAGTTCTTCGCCTTTACTACTTGCAGGAATATTAACTATATCCATAATTGTTTCTTTCCAATCATCATATCCAAAATTTTCTTTGTGCAAAATAGTAAAGTTTTTATGTTTACAAACTCTATTAGCAATTCTACTCTCTATAAGCCAACCCTCTTCACCAAAAGGGCAATGAAAAATCGGGAGATTCCTTCCCTCTCTTGTTTGAAAATATGTTTCTTTAAAATGACCGTCTTGTGTTACAAACGTAGCATCATATTCATCTGCTTCATTGTTAAGTAATTCAACCATTTTTTCTGTGGCTTTTTCTGCTTCTGGAGTACCAAGAATTCCAGTAATAAAATCAACTTGTGGATCAATTATAATTAGTATTTTCTTTTTGTCCATTTATATATTCTCCTTATTCAATAATAATATGTTTATCTGGATGTTCCATTATATCTTTAATTTTATCTTCTTGATGAATACGAATACAATCATATATTTTTAACCAAGTAATGGTTTCTTTAAATTTCATTTTCGCCTTACGCCGATTTGGTGCCAGAACATAGTATATTGGTTTATTTTCATTATCTGGTCTGTAATCAGCTGTGATAGCGAAGAGGCATTGATCTTCATATTTAGCCATTTAGATGTCCTCGTTAATAATATTCATTTGACAAGACTTCATAGTCATCAATGCTGCTTTATGAAGTTCTGGCGTAGTCCCAGCGCAACATGATGCATCAATAGTGATTTCAGCTTCAGGAAATGCTTGACGAAGTGCAAAAGCATTAGAGACTACACAGATATCCGTATAGAGTCCAATCAGTTCAAATTCTAAATCTCCACCCCTCCAATCATAATTGTGAACGCAATTGTTCAATTTATACTGTATAACCCAAGACCAGTCGTTATAATGAAAATCGCTCTTATCTAGCCAAATTACCTTATTATACATAGTACTAAATTTCAATACCGTATTATTTGTTCCGTCAATAATAGGGACTTCTAAATCATCAATTTCGGGGCAAATATTCATGCCCTTGGTCTCTATAATACAATACGGTATCGGAAGATGTCTCCCCTCTCTAGAATTCATATATTCATCAAGTTCACGACGATCACATGTCAAAAAATAACGAAAATATGTATTTTTAATTATACTCCTTTTGATCTTTTCGACCACTTTCGGCACAATCGCCTCTGCTTCTGGAGTACCAAGGATACCACTAATAAAATCATTTTGCATGCCAATTATCACTAAGATTTTCTTTTTGTTCATATTTAATTATACCTCATTTAACTTGCATTTGCCCATTGCCATTTAAAACCACCGCACTTCTTTCTTTTACCGTCACATACTTGTCTAATATTTCTTTGCGCCGCATTAGCACTTTGTCCAGTTTCGTTCGCAACATCTCTTCCAGCGTCTGCAATAGAATTAAAAGTACAAATAAAATGATTATTAATATCATATTTGTTGACTGGGCGCAGCATTCCGTGATAATTATCTTTCGATAATACTGGGGTTTTTTTCTCTTTTGTCCACAAATAACCACAGGCACTTTGAACTTTACCTTCTAAACACCTATATATACGACATCTCGCTCCATTATCATTCTTTTCTGTACCTAATTCTAACTTACACACTGCTTCTCTTACATTTTTATAACTACCAACCAACTGTTTCGTGTGTGCGTTCCAACAATATACAACCCCATCGTATGGCATCATTTGTTTAATACTGGCTTCATATTTTTCTCGCATTTTTTTACGCATTACTTCTATTTCTAATTGAGGAATATCTTTTCCACCTGTAATTGCATGATATCTAAATATGTATTTCCCACTTCTCATTAAACGCCCTTTAACTACTTTTAATATATTAGTTTTAAAAACACCAGTCATATTTTGTGCTTCATTGTATGTCATTGCCGTACCAAGATATTTGCCATTTAAATCGAAGCAATCTATCGGAGTTCTTTTATTTAAATTATGTTTATTATTTCTTAGTTTTTCTTTATGATCTTCTGTTAAAGGAACACCAACATTTGCATTAGCGCAACCACCGTCATCTCGATTATATCCATAAGAAGGATGTTGCCATCTGTTTAAATTAGTTTTATATTTTTTAATATAATACTGTTCTCGTTTGCAGGCTTGTTCAAAAGAAAGTTTTTCTTCCAAAATAATATGTTTAAAGTTATCCCAGCCATATTTTTTTATTGCCCTATAAAATACAGTTTGAGTACGATATCCCTCTCCATTTGCCCATCTAACTTCAGGCTTTAATGATGTTATACCAACATACCTCTTACCATTGGGGGCTACATGCATATAAACACAATATAATACATTCAAATAATTTTTCCATGTCTTTTTTGTATCTTCTAACATTATTCCCCCATAATCTCATTCCAAATCTCTACATATTCATCGCCAAGTTGATAACAGAACTGGCTCAGCAAATATTCTTCCTCTGTATATCTGCTTTCCCAACGTTTCAGATTTTCTAACCAATTACTTATAGAATCAGAAGCACGAACCCCTACCGTATAGTTATTAGCAGCGTGCTGAAAAGAATCATAAGCATACTTGTAACAGTGTTTCACACTAAGCAGATCATAGCACTTACTCTTAATAAACTCTTTAAGTTTTTCTTCATTAATCATTTAATTACCGCATGCTTTTCTTCTTTTTATAAAGCCGATTAAGTTCCTGCTCGTACATCTTTCTCTCCATCGGAGATTTACTGTACTTAATACGTTTTTTTAAGTCAAATACTGAATATTCGATATCAGGTGGTTTGAGCGCTTCCATAATATCCTCAAGTTTTGTATTGGTGTCTATCAGTGTTTGAATCAAGTTCTTCATTTCATCTTCCATAATAAAAATACCCCACGTACATTTAATTTTCGTTTGCTAAATACTATTATACAGATTCCACCAATAAAATCAAGCACTTTTTTACATTATTCTTCAGAATCCTCATCATCTTCATCCAACTCGTCATCTTCAAAAACAGGAGAGTATTCTTTATTCGTTGCTACTATATTCTCTTCACCATCTTTATTCTTCCGCACCTTAAAAATAACAGACGAAGGGTCATCACCAAACACTAATAAATCCAATGCATTTACATCTTTTTTAGGTGGCTTGCCAGTTCGGAAAGGATATAAAGCACAACCTATTACCGTGCAACTTTTAGAATTAGCCGCCGAAAGACTGCATTGCCGACAACGAGCAATAGCCGCAAGTCTCCATGTAAGTTTTTTAAAAGGCTTCTTTTCATTTGCCATATTAAATCTCCTTTTATATAGCTATCCATCTCCATCGTTCATCTTCAGGAATTTTTTCCAGTTCTTTACATACTCTGATTTTTCCTTCTTTAGTAGAGTCTTGTTTTGAATCATAGCTTGTTACAGTATATTTTTCTCCACATTCAGGACAAGTAATCCAAGCAGATGAAGAAAATTCTTTTATTTCCCAATCATTGGAATGTGTATAAAGAGGAGACACCTCATATTTAGAACTCATTATATCCTTACGAGAAAAACCAAATGAACACCCGCATTTATTACACTCATGAACAATATAATCTTTACCATGTTCTTTAATATCTATCATATTTATTTCTCCAATCGCTAATCTCCATGATTTTACTAGCAATATCTAATCTAAGCCCCGCAAGGGGTGGAAGAGTAATGCCCACATAATCTTCATACTTTGTGTGCGTCCCTCTTCCAAATAACCTTTTAAAAAAATATTTAATCTTATTACTTAATCGTTTTCTATAACATTCGACCTTCATGTCTTAATCTTAACTCCGTTTTTTCTACATGCTTCAACAACTTTTGACCATTCATACTTCTTTTTAAAACCAATCAAAGTTCTGATAACTCCCTCGTTGTCACCCCAAGAGCCTTGACCAATTTCTTTAGCAAGTACATCATAATCAACAATTTTTCTTTTGTTTATTTCTTCTACAGCACCTTGAGCCAACTTTTGTTGATCCCCAAGTGCTTTAACACGAGCATCACCAGAGCCAAAATATCCATTAACAATAGCCGCCGCAAACGCATATTTTTTTGCTTTATCATTTTTGGCAAGCACGTTGACACGATTCTGAATTGCTTTTGCGTTATCTGCGCCGAATAAAGACTTTAATGTATTGCTACGCTGAGGGTCTTTTCCATAAGCATTAGCAAAAACTTTACACGCATATCCAGTAATCTGATTAGAATTCAAAGACTTATTAACCGCTTTATACTTAATCCATTTAATTTTAGTCAGCTTCTTGTCTGCATAAATTGAAGCAAAGCCCTCGTCATAAATATCACACTTAATATCACCATACAGATAATTACCAAGAATACGACATCCCGCCTTATTAAAGCGATTAATTACCATGGTGCGTCCAGAATTCTTATAACTACCATGATAATCCATTAAACCGTATTTAGCGCCCATTGCCAGACAAAAAGCAGTACTACTAGCAGCTTGATCTCCATGCCACTGCACATGAACAAAATCTGGCTTTAAGGGTTTCTTTACATATCTGTCAATAAATTGAAGATTAGCTTCTTTAGCATTATCACCACCACCATAATATGTCCATGTACGGTTATAAGAATCATACATAGTAAACAATGTACCAAGAGACGTATTGTTCACATAATGATGTGAATCAACTTCTTTTAACTTTTTGTAATTTGATCTAAAAATAATATCACATTTAATATTATCTCCGATTTTAAAACTGTCACCTTCAGTCACATAATGAACATTGGCTTCACCACATTCAGTAATACATTGCTTTCGAATTTTATCAATATAATTTGCACGCCCTTTAAGAGAAGAGTGATACAGGAAGGGGTCTTTTGATGGAAGATAAGCAGATTTAATTTTAAATACTTTTCTATATCTTTCGATATCTCCCATATGATCTTCATGAGGATGTGTGAATATAATAGCATCAACCACACCCGATTTAATGACAGATTGATATGCTCTTAAAGCATCTGAATCTTTACTGCCAGTATCAATAATTGCGCTATGTACAACATTACCTTTATCATCATATTCTATAATAGCCGTACTACTTCCAGACTCTTCTGGATGATATTTAAAAATAGACGGCTGAAATATACAAAATTTTTTACTCATTATTTTTCTCCCATTTACTAAACCAGTTATATAAAAAATATCGTAAAAGTTCAATATTCTTAAATTTACATGTTAATTCTTTTTCAATCCATGGATGTAATGGAACAACATCTTCCTCTTTTTCCCAGAAACCAATAATAGGAATTCCAAGCAACCAAGCCAACATAATCTCCTGACATGTACCAACAGACGTCATACATTTTTTCAGATTGAGAATGACCATATCACTATTAATAATTGAACTAATATCAAAATTAAAACCATTTTCCTGAACTTCAGCATCTTTTGACTCTGCATCAAAACATGTAGGATCAAATACGACTACCTTCTCACAAATCATCCAATTTTTAATTTTATCACGCCAACCTTTTTGTTCTTCTGGGGTCAAGCCTGTCATTGCACCAGATAAAAAAATAGCCAAATTTTTATATTCTGTTCCTATACGATATTTCCCCATTAATTCACCGAATCTGGTATTCATTCTTCATCCTCTTCATCTACTTCCTCTTCGTTTTCACTTGAAGGAATAGTAGAAATCAATACATTAGACAACATATCAATCTTGTCATTAAGTGCGCCAAGCATCATTACGGCTGTCGGCATCAATTCGCCAATCATTCTAATATAATGCATATATTGTGGAGCAATAGGATTGTCCTCAACATCTTCCCGAACCTGATCAAGCACTTTCTCAATATTCTCTGTTACCATACCTAAACTAGTTTTTCTTTCGTCTGCCATTTTTTATTCTCCTTCCATAATAAATGAATTATAATATTTAATTGCATTAAACAAATATCTGAAATGCAATTCTTTTTTTACCCCATCTTTTAATGATCTAACAACAAAAAATGCTTCACCCATAAAAAAATCATAACTAATAAACAAAACTACAAAATCTGTATTATCAGAATTATCATATTCTGCCATTATTGTTGAAACATAAAACTGATCAAAATCTTCTTCTTTAATTGTTTTATTTTTAACTGGTGCATCACTCATCTTTTTCAATCACCCCATTCCAATACTTACAAGCTTTGTTGATTGAATTAAATTTTTGTGAATCGATAGCATGATAATTATCGCCAGTTTTATCAGTTTCACCAATTTCAATTTCATACCAAACGTTGTCTTTCGATAAATCATAATAAAACATAAGGACTATTTGCTGATTATCCGATAACCAGCACCATTGCAGGACTATTGAATTTAATCCTTTAAAATGTGACGGACTTATTTTATGCATTTATTTCCCCCTTAATTAAAGAAATCCAACATTGTCTGACCACCATATGTATGATGAAAAATAATGACCATACCATTTTCCCACCCCATACTAGGACGAATTTCTGTTTTATCAAGATCAATTTGGTCAAAAATCATTTGCCCATATTCATCAATAACAGAACCGTGCATAGCGTCTTGAATCTTTATTGAATTTAATTCTTTAATATATGTAATAATTTTTGTATGTTCATTAGGAACAACGCCTTTTCTATCAGTTAATCCCCAGACCTGAATTTCTGAATAATCATCTATATGTTCAATATATACACATTCATATAGTTCTATAAAATTATTAAGTTTAGCCACAATATCCATATAGCATCCCCCTTAATCCATTTTAAATAGTATGTACAATATTACTAATATCACTGTCGAAAACGACAAAAAGAAAATAGACATTATTAACTCTCTTTCATCTTTGCGAGGACAGCGGCGATTTCGGGGAAATGTTTGCCCGTTTTTTCAAATATCGCTCCATTTCCATTGTATAAATGGAAATAACCAATTTCCTCATCTCTTCTGTTAAAAAGAACAACCATAGGTTCATCAATATTATTTAAATATTTTTGTAAAACAACATATCTTTCATCACCGCTTTTAACCTCATCCCCGACCTTGATTTTATGTTTACTGTCCTCATACTCTTTGATTTTGGCGACAACTTCAGAAGCAGAAAAATCTTTCATCACTGTCCAACTATTTTCACCAAAAACCTCATTTACATCGACCGCTGACATACCACCATCATCAGGATTAAAAAGAATCTTCCTCGCCGCATCCCACGCATCCTCAAGCCCCTGATTGTAGCCATTCAGATACGCTTCGTCATAATCTTCTTTACTGCCCTCTGCATACCCTTCTTCATACGCCTCTTTCCTGACCTGCTCCATATCGGGTTCTATGTAAGGCACAGTATGAAGAAGCCCAATCATCGGGCATCCTTTTGAGTTGACTGTTTTGTATGCTATTTCGTTTTCATTCAGTTTGATAATATATTTCTTCTCCATGCTCTCACTCCTCTCTTATCTTCTCAAGCACTTCGGAAACCTCAGGAAAATGTCTGCCTGTCTTACTAAGGTTGCAGATGTTGTCAAATCCTAATGTTGAATCAGGATAGATATAGCGTGCTCTATCTTTGTTATCATTGATACTAACAATCACAGCTTTTCCTGATGTTGCTATAACTTCATCCCCGACCTTTATTTCTTCCTTCTCCCGCTCATACTGCCGGATTTTCTCGATTGCTTCGGATGCACCAATCGTTTCAAACACTGCTGAAAATCCACATCCAAAAATATTTTTAATATCTTCATCCGACATGTGGTCAACTTTCCTCGCCGCCTCCCACGCATCGGATAAGCCATGCTTGTAGGCTTTATCAGCTATTGTCTGTTCATCTGAACCGATTTCCTCTGTCGCATCATCGTACCCCTTGTCATACGCTTCTTTCCTGACCTGCTCAAGGTCAGGTTCGATGTAGGGTTTGACAGCTTTAAATTCTGTAGTTGGGAATTTGTCACCGTTTTTAATTTTCATCCAACTGATTGTGTGTGGGTCTTCCGAAAACTCAATGATGTATTTTTTCATTTCATCCATTTTGCTCACCCCTTTCCGATCCTATAGCCAAGAAACAGTCCAAAGACAAATGCACAGATTATCCTGAGTATTACAATCACATCTGCCATCCTTCTCACTCCTCTCCCCATGCATCCATCTTTGCACCACAGTGGGGGCAATATTCCGCATCGCACTTCTCCACATCCATACTTGTATGTATACGCTGACAGACTGAACACTCATACATATCACATCTATAGTGTATCCAATATGCATGTACCACAGGAGCAACATCGGCAGAGGGCATGGCTTTAATCCTGCTTGCCGACCTTGCTTGCCCCGCTCTAAATGAATGCGTTCTATTTTCTGTAGAATCCTGTGTTGCCGCATCTATCGCATCCGCCTTGCGGATATATTCATCAGCCATGTTTTACTCCTTATACATCCTTGCTCCACAACACGGACAAATTCTTTCCTCATAGTCAACAATTCGTCTACATCGATTACACTTGTAAGAATAGTCATTATATCTTTTATCATCATCGGTATATTTTCCACGTATCCATTTTCCTTCGTTATATCCATATGTAGTTGTATCAATTACAAAATCATCACCCATTATCTTCCCCCGCTTTGTATGGTTCTTCAAGTGGTTTCCATGCCGTTACACCAGATAAGGGCACCATACAATCTTGATATTCATTCCATTGTTCAAAACATTTTGTATATTTGTTCCAAAAACATGTACCTACCCATTTATAATATTTTCCTTCTGTTGTAACACGGCATTCACAATCATCATTTGGAAATCTTTCAGTCACCGGAACCCATCTATTTTCTTCTTGCCATTTCAACGCAGAGATAGCCATTTTAAACGCCTCTGGTAGCTGGCAGTGATTCTCACACCATCCAACCATAGACGGATGCACACAACCGTGGCATATCTGTTTCGAATGAAATTCTAATTTTTTACTTGCTTCACTTGGCTTCATTTCTTTTCTTCCTCTATCCGTTGATTCCATGCCTCAATAACTTTTGCTTGCGCTTTATTAACATCTATAAAATTTGCGTATGCGGCAATCTTTAATCTTACAGTTTTATCTACCCCGCAATTAGTACAATGAATTGAAAAAACAATCTGATCTTCTGTTCCACCCATGTTCGTAACTCTTACCTCAGTTCTTGGAGATGTTCCACAAAATGGGCATCTTTTTAATTTATCCATTATTGTTACCTTTCCTTTCAAAGATTTCACCATTATCTACCATGCTTTCCCAATCAGACGCTTTTACAACTAACGCTGTGTCATCAGGTGCAAACATACAGATCAGCATCATATCAGATAAACTTTTATCATTCTCCAACATTTTCACAGCCACATTAGGTGATACAACAATCAATACTTTTTCATCATCTTTCATATCAATTATCTCTCCACTTTTTTAACAACCAAGATAAAACACGACTCTTACTTCCTGCATAAACAGGATCACAAATCAACTCTTGAATAAATTCACAAGGAATTGCTTCAATAGTTTCTTGCTCTTCAATTTCCATTAACATAGATACACAAATATCTTCTTCAAATGAATGCTCCTTTTCTTCTTGTCCACAAGGATCGGGTGGCAACCATTTTAGTACATTTTTTCTAAGTTCGTCAGCATCGATTAATCTCATAATGTTACCCTACCACCATACAATCAATAATATCCATTTTATAAAAAGCAATCCAAGCATCATTCTTTTTAACTACGAATAATCCATCATTAACTTCATAATCATCCCAATATTTCTGAGGAATAATATCTGACTTCCCGTCACTAAAAAAAAGCTTGATTTTCTGTTTCTTTTGTTTTTTCTTTTTACTCATATTAATTCTCCTTATTACTAATAAAATAACTCCACTTATCAACAACATATGATTTTGCAAATGCAATTGTTTCCCAACCCTTTTCTGTAAACCGCCCATAAGCGTGCATTGAACCAACATATGGAAACTTCAGATCAAGCATTACTGGCGTATCAAAAGGCGGCATTTTCTCTTTTGGACTATACCATTTAATTTTCATTTACTTCTACTGCCTCTTCTTCATTTATATCTTTAATATAATTGTCTATGGCTAATATCATCTGTTTATGAGTCATATCCCCTTCAACAAGATGACCTCTAAGATAATGAAGAAACTGTTTTACGTGCCACTCTGGTATATAAATATTATTCATTTTATAATACCCCCAATCCTTCTAAATAAGTTTTTTCATAATATTCTTTTTCTTCTCCGTCTCCGAAATTAAGCGTCACTCTAAAAGGATATTTTCGTTTTTTAAAATAATCTTTTTTTACTATTGTTGTAAGAACCAAATGTGCTCTTTCGCATTCTAACGCCAATTCTTGATTTTCATATTCAACACCGCAAACCTCACACTGATAATACACTTTTTCTTTCATTAATAACTGTCCCTCACCCGATACTTCCAATCAACGATCGTATTAATTTTATATCGTTCATCTTGCGGCACTATTTCTAATGATAATGTACGCCACGAAACACCATGCTGAGATTCATCATGCTCAGATTTCATTCTCTGCACAATCTTTTTTGCAATTTCCATAGCCTTAGCTTCGTCTTTTGTATCAATAGAGAATCTGAAACCACCATGGATTCTTTCATAAGTTACAAAAATATCTCCAACATACAGTCGCAACGCTGTTGGAATCGTTTCATCTTTTGGAATATAAAATTTAATATTATCATGCATATACATTTCCCTCGTTTTCATCTAATACGCCACGATCACAAAACCCTGCATCTACAGTGTTATCGTGTGTTATCCAATCATATTCTAAATAACCATCATCATCCCACTCTGTATATTCTTCAAAATACATAGGACAATCATCTGTATATCTATTTTTACAATTTCTGCAATATACAATGCTCAAAACTTTATTCCTCTCTTTTTTAAGCGCCGACCACAAATAGGGCAGTAATGGATATTTCTTATATAATTAAATTCAATACCACCATCCCAATCAGACATTTCGTACAATGTATCACCTTCTTCGTAATTTTCACAAAATTCGCAATATTCTTTAGTTGTATTCGTTTTCATAAATCTCCTTTACTATCTTAAAAAAATCATCTGCGCCAATTTCTTGCATAAGTGCTTTAATTTTTCTTGTAGCTCCTCTATACAATATTTCATCGGCTAATGTTGAAGCATCAATTCCATAATTACATGGAACACGATCACCAAAATCAAGCAATTCTTTTAATTCTGTAAAATCCATAGTACATATAAGATTTAATGCACGTTCATATTTATTGGTCAAATTTTAAAATCTCCTTACATCTATATCGCCATAATAAATCGACTTCCAACGTATCACATCATGTCCGCTTGAGTCCCATTCTTCCCATTGTTTACTATAATAATCTATGATTATTGGGTATCTATATTCACCGCTTCTTTGAACAATATAATCTCCAGACTCTGGAGGGTCATCATAATGCCATTTGCTTGCTTCAAGCATTTTAATTATTTCTTCTTGTGTGGCAATTACGTCTCTCAAATCTAACCCCATATCTCCGGGCAAATATGTAGAAAATACTTTCTTGACCACATCTATCATTATATCACTATTCATTTAATTTTCAACTCCCAATTTTAAGAAAAAACAACAAATGATACAGCCGATTACAACACCAATTATTTCAAGTATCCGTCCCCATCCTAACAATGCAAAAAATATCCTGTGTTCTGTTAGAAGCTCATCGTTTGTTTTTGTTTGAGACCAAAACCTGACTAATGGTTTAGCCCAAAAAATTCTATATAATTCAAATGCAACAATATATATAATAATAATTTTAATTGCTATCATTTTCTGGCACTCCTTTTTTATAAAATAAAATTGATCCATCTGCGAATGTGACTGTGACATATTCAGGGAATCTTCTATTTGCATATGAATCATATTTATAATTGGAAATTTTTTTAGGAAGAATATGAGACCTTTCACATCTTATTGCAACTTGAGGATCAGCATACATGGTCTTACATACTTCACACTGGTACTGATTGAGTTCTTTCATATTATATATACCCCTTTACCAACTAATAATAGCCCAAGGCTCGTTATATTGATACCCTGTCCGTACATTATAACCTAATTCTTTAAGTTTTTCTTTCTGCGTGACTGTTAGTAATCCATCGAATGCATACTGGTCTTTTCCTTGCTTAGCGCACGCTTCCGTTTCTTGCAGTATGTTCTCAACATCAGACATAATACTTTCTTGTGTAATTTCTCGCATCATAGCAGCTGTTTTTAAACTCATATCTTCACCTCACCAACTAATCTTTGTAAAAACTTTGTCGCATATTTGTGTCCTGTCTATTGTATATCGCATCCTTCGTAATTTTTTTGCAGTTAAAGAATCTAAATCACCTCGAAAAATATAACTGTATATTCCTTGTTTAGCCAGTTTTTTAATATTTTGAACAAGTTCATCATTAATATCACATGGTTCTATACATTCTGTTGCTATCTTATGCATCTTATCTGCTGATTCTAAAATCATTTTTTCACCTCACCATTCTATACTATACCAAGGATCAGTTTTATTAAGACCCATGGTTGTTTTATATCCTAATGTTTCTAACATGTTTTGAGTAAACGAATCAAGAATATCATAACCTATATATTTATAGTATCCTTGAATTGCACACTTTTCTATTTCTTTTAATATTTTTAAATTACCTTTATATCTTTTATTGTCAGTAGTAAAAATATGCATTGCTTCGGCTGTCATCTCTCAAACTCCATTTTTAATTCAAATCTATTTGATTTTAATATCATATCCCAATTATCCTCGACAATTGGTTTAATCACTTGTACCTGCTCTGGCGTCAAATGACCGTGCTCATAATTCCAATGAAAAAGGTAATATGGTCGATCAAAACGCACTAGCTGTATTTCATTCCAACCCATTTCAAGAAGTTTCTGTTCAACATCTGGCACCCATGCCTGACCCATTGATTTCCACAATTCATCAGCAAGTCCCAGATGTTCCATATAATCACAAGGATACCAATCACCATTCGGTGCAAGCCACCCTGTGTCCAACTTATCAAAAACTTGTTTGTCCAATGTGCCCATTCTTCTTTATCTCCTTTTTCATCCATTCATCATTTTCTTCTTGTTTCGCCGCTAAATCTCGCTGTAATTCTTTGATTAAATTCGCCTGAATTTCCGTCCGTTTCATTTCTTTTTTCTGTTCCTTATAACGCTCAAAAAATCTCATATATTTACAAAAATCAAAATATGTTTTAAATGAAATATCTTTATATCGGTATGTAACATCAAATCTATTCAATTGAAATTTTTCTGGCATTACAGAATATAAAGAATAGAATTCTTCAAATGTCAATTCAGGATAGTCCCATTTCTTTATATGACATTCCCAATCATGCATAGAATTATTGAGCCTAATCGTTTTAATTATTATTAAGGCAATTAAGCCCAATAAAAGAAACCACAACCACCACAATTTAATTCCACAACAAAAAAGAATAAAAAACGCAAAAGCAAATTCTAAAAGATATAATATACAAAAAAATATTTTTCGTCTCATATTAACTCCCAACATATTGTCTGGCTTCTTTTTCACTCATAAAAAAATGAATCCCCGGTGCACATTCATGCCAACGATCTTCATCGAAATTTGGCACTGACACTGTTTTACCCGCTTCATACACGAAAGAATTATCATAAAATGAATAAGCAGTTGTCAGTGGTTTACCATCAAAAGTTTCGATGCTCAATACTTTTGCCTTATCACATCTGCACTTGCGTCCAAAACTACTACGCCTTGCGTCTACTGGAATTTCAAGTTTAACAAGAGCGGGATGAACGGGGCGAAAACCGTTTTGAGTTACATTTCCATAATAATAGGCGCACTTCCAGCCGATAAAAACCCCTTCTTTAGGACAGATCATTGGTATTTGAATATTTTTAAAATAAGATGAATTAGTAATAGCAGTTACTACAGGGTCACTATGAATAAATTCAGCCATTTAATTTACCTCTTTTATGTCTCGTTCAGGAAGCGCCAACAGTTCTGAAATTGGCATATTGCGATATGATTTTTTTACGCTCCCCCCATCGAAGCAAACATTAAAATCCCATTTTATAGGGCAGTATTCACAACTAATAAAATGATCACTGTTAGAGGCTATTGTTTCTACATATTCACATAAGAAGCAATTGTCTCTTATATTCTGCTTAGGAAAATATTTTTCACAAAATTGACGTTTATATTTTTCTCTTTGCAAAACACTAGGATCATTGCCCAAATCTCGTTGCATGTTTGTCCACATTTGACGATGATAGGAGAGCGCTTCTTCTCTTGTTAATATCATTTAATTCCCTTTCTTTTTGGTAATGCTAATATTTCCGAAATCGGCGCTTTATAATAATATCTATAATTTGTACAATAACATTCTGTACAATCATCTTCATAAGGCCATCTTATTGGACAACTCCTACAATTACCAAATTCGGACGATTCATCATACTCGCACAGAAAGCAATCATTTTCTATCCGTTCTTTGGGAAAATGGGTCACGCACCACTTATGTTTATATTTAACCCTCTGACCACCATCTGGCGTATCGCCTAAATCTTTCTGCATGTCTGTCCACATCTGTCTGTGCAGTTCTAATGCACGTTCTCTTGTCAAATCCATTATTTTCCACCTCTTGCCTTAATATCAACTTAATCCTCCGGTGTCGTAGCCACTGCTAATACTCCTACAAACTGTATACAAAAACTAAATATTATTGGAAAGCAAGAAACAAATATAGTTCCCGTTAAAATCATATTACCTACAGTCCATGCTAAAATAAGAATGGCTGCTATCATTTCAAAATATATTCGTTTCATTATACCAACTCACTTTCATAATAATTAATTGCTTCTTGACGCTCTATAAAGAAATGAATACCACTAGAACATACAAAACGTCTATCATTATCATAATAATCGACATGTACCCATTGTCCTTTTGTATATGAAAATGTTTTATCATAATGTGAAAATACAGTGGTTTCTTTTGCAGGTGTCCCATCTATATACAGGATATCTAATACTAAAGCACGTTCACATCTACACTTACGAGAACCAAAACCAGACGTGCGCCTGACCCCGTCTGGAATACGAAGCTTAACTAAATATGGTGTGCGATTCCGTTGACCATGACATACTTTCCAACCAATAATATCACCCTCGGCAGGACACGTCATAGGTATATATGGAACATGTGCATCAAAATCGCAATCAAACAAACTCGCTTTAAAAGTACCAAAAAATTTACAATTTATAAAAGTACATTCACCAAATATACTTAAAAGACTTTCTGCAAAAATACAATCTTCAAAACGACAATATATAAACGTATTTGATACAGCATGTATTTTACTGAAATCTATTCCTCTAAAAACACAATCGTTATATAATACTGAAGAAGTACAGCTAGGCACAGTAAGTAATACATGATCGCCATAAAAAGTTCTATTATTAATTTCCATTAAATTTACCTTTCTTATAATTTAAACGTATGACAGCCTGTCATTATATCATAAAAAAATTCTTTTGTTGAAATGTCAATAGGTTGGTTATCTGCATTATAATATTGAATCCATGCAAAATAATCCTCATTATGTTTATATTCTTTAATTTGGACTATTCGTTTAATTGGGATTGCTACACGAGTGTTTGTAGTTATATCAGTTACCATTAAAAAAGTGTGTTTGCTCATTTAATTTCTCCCTTATAAAATCATCTACCTTTATTTGTTCCTGTGCCAGTCCACGCTGAAGCTCACTGATTAATGCCGCTTGTCGCTGAAGCTGTTTTTGTTCAGCCTTATATTTTTCAATATTGTTATACAAGTGTCGATAACGCCACCAGTCAGGAAATGATTTAAAATCTACAAGTGTATTTTTATAATAAAAATCATATTTACTGAGCGTAAAATCGTCTGGCATTGCATTATATAATTTAATAAAAGCACGATAGGAGAGTTTTGGAGTCGTTAGACCCACTTCTTCATGCCAATCACAAATATAATATAAAATGATGGTGTTAAATATCCATATGCCAATTGTTAATAAAAGAATAAAATGACTAGCTGTTTTAATTAACAATATAATAGGTGCTATATAAAAGAATATTATCGTTATAATTATAATCATTTATTTTTACCACTCCTACCAACTAATATATATTATATAACCACTATCTGTCCAAGAAGTCTCATTTACAGATATGGTATAACCAAGGTCTTTAAATATGTCTTCCACAAAAGAAGAAAGTAGATTATAGTATTCACATGATGTTTCGCCTTTAAGAACTGCTTCGTTAATTTTTTCATTAACGTCTTCAATCTCATCTTTATAACGATACTTCATTGAATATTCTCGTGCTTTTTCTGCGCTGTACAATTCTTTCATTTTTTACCTCACCAATCAATATAAGTATGGCACTGAAAATTTATGTTATCATAATAATCCCATTTTTCTACTACCCTATAACCAAGCGTCTCAAATTCTTCTTTTATTGAATCGAACACTTCATCAGGAAAAATATATTCCCGCTTACCCGTACATACGGCTGTCTTAATCCCATTACAAATAAGATTATACATAATTTCATGCTGATGGTACTGCGACTTCTCAGCCGCTTCTTCTGCTGTCCACACTTTATTTCTCCTTTGCCCAATTAATATATGTAATATATCCATCATGTAAACTAATGATTCGCACATTATAGCCCATGGTTTTTAATACTTGTTCGGCAGGTTCAGTGATCTCTTCTTTAATTATGCAACATAAATCATTCATTTCTGCCGCTGTTCGAATTGTGTCTTCAATATATTTTAATTCTTCTGGATAAGTACCTTGTGCAATATTGCGTGCTTCTTGTGCTGATAACATTTTATGTGCCCCCCCTACCACATAATATGAGTCCGACAACCTTCCTCATCCCACCAGTTTTCGGTTACTGTGTAGCCATTCATTTCCAGAATATCTTTCAGATACAACGGGAGTGTGTCATTATAAATATATTCTGTCTTACCGTTATATGCCGCTTCTGTGATCTGTTTTTCAATATAAACTTCAAATTCAGTAGGATAGTTAAGATTGTACAGTGCTACCTCTCTT